ATCTAGGAGGAACTAGATTTGGTAAGTTTAATAATATGTGGAAAGGTGTTGTTGCATGTGATTGGGAAAAGGTTGCAGTCGAAATGGAAGACTCACGTTGGTTTAAACAAGTAGGAAGACGTTCAATCGAACTACAGGAGATTGTCAGAAGTGTCTAAAGTTAAATGTATCAGACTTGACACTGGAGAAGTATTGATTGGTTTTGTGGAAACTTCACTATTTACTGGAGATTATACGATAACCGATGCACAAATTTGTTTAACAAATACTGAAGACGGAAAGTATGAAGTTAACCTTGCACCATGGATTCCGTTTGCAAAGGAATACACATTCACAATAAATAAAGATTTAGTTCAAACAGTATTTGAACCAAGACCACAATTAGAGACAAACTTCAAAGTTGCAACAGGTAATAACAAAAGACAAAGGGGTAAATAATGGGAAGAGAAACATTACTAAAAGCATTGTTAAGTCAGTATCAAGGTGAAATGGATATTGCAATGGCAAACATTTCAGTTTATAAAAACAATCCAGCTGGTATTGGTGAACACCCCGATATTGCACAAGCACTCGATACTCAAATTGAGAGACTTGCTAATGCAAAAGAAAAATATGATGTCACTTACGACATTTTACACGGAAATCCAACACAAACAACCTTGACAGAATAGTATACCTTGTAGTATAATAACTACATGGATTTCTATACTAACGTTTGCAGAACACGTGACAAAATACTTGTCAAAGGATATAAGAACGGGAAACAACAAAAACTAACCGTTTCCTACAGACCCAATCATTATATCCCCTCAAAGAAAGGGGACACCCCATTCAAATCACTAGACGGAAGGTCACTCGAAGCAGTGAATCTAAACTCTATGGGTGGTGCAAGAAAGTTCAGAGAACAATACAATGGTGTTGACGGATTTGAAATCCACGGATACGACAGATACATTTACACTTATATTGCAGATAAATTTCAAGGTGATATCAAGTGGGACTTAAACAACATAAAGATTGCAACACTTGATATTGAGTGTGAGTGTGAAGACGGATTCCCCGAACCAACTCTTGCAACTGAAAAAGTCAATGCAATATCACTGAAACCAATGGGTAAAGATACACATGTCTTTGGTATCGGCCCTTGGGAACACAACAGAACAGACGTAGTTTATTATAACTGCATGAATGAATCAGAACTTCTTATGAAGTTTATCAAACACTGGAGACAGGAATCTTTTGATATCATTACAGGTTGGAATGTAAACTCATTCGATATTACATATCTTTGTAATCGTATCGACAGAATACTTGGTGAGGGAGAACACAAGAAGCTTTCACCATGGAATCAATGTGACGTGAGAGAATTCATGTCTAACTATGGTCAAAGACAAATGATATTTAATTTATATGGTGTCAATGTTCTTGACTATCTTGAACTCTATCGTAAACATACATTCGTAAATCAAGAATCCTACAAACTAGAAAACATTGCACAAGTAGAACTTGGAACTGGTAAACTAGATTATTCAGAGTATGGAAATCTACATACACTTTACAAACAAGACTATCCAAAGTTCTTGGAATACAATGTCAAAGACGTTGTCCTTGTTGAACAACTAGAAGAAAAACTTGGTCTGATTGAATTGACTTGTGCAATGTCATACAATGCAAAGTGTAATTATAATGACACTTTCGGAATGGTGAAGTATTGGGAAACAATCATCTACAACTTCCTTAAAGAACAAAACATACAAACACCACCACAAAGACTGAAGAGTGGTAATGACAAGACACACCAAATCGTTGGTGCATATGTTAAAGACCCAATTGTCGGTGGACATGACTGGGTAGTGTCATTCGACTTGAACTCACTGTATCCACATATCATTATGCAATACAATATCTCACCCGAGAAAATGATAAAGGGAAACAGACAAGACTTGACCATTGACAGAATGTTGAACAAAGAATGTGACTTATCATATGTTCACCAACAGGGTCATGCAGTGTGTCCAAATGGTGTAATGTATTCTAAAAACAAACAGGGATTTCTTCCCGAACTCATGGAAAAATTCTATGACGAAAGAAAAGAGTGGAAGAAGAAAATGATTGGTTATCAGAAAGAACGAGAAGTCTGTAAAGAACCCAAACGTAAGAAAGAACTTGATACACTTATTAAACGTGCATATAACAATCAACAGGTTCGTAAGATTGCACTTAACTCTGCATATGGAGCTCTTGCAAATCAATACTTTGCATTCTTTTCTATTGACCTTGCAGAATCAATTACTACCAGTGGTCAGTTAATTATCAAATGGGCAGAGAAGACCATTAATGAATTCTTAAACAAGACACTTAATACAGAAGGTGAAGACTATGTGATTGCAATGGACACTGATTCAGTTTATATCACTATGGATAAACTGGTCAAGAAAGTCTTACCCGAAGAAACAGACAAGACCAAGATTGTGGATTTCCTAAACAAGTCAGAAGGTATGATTGAACAAGTTCTTGCACGTGGTTTTGACGACCTTGCAGAATACACCAATGCATTCCAACAGAAAATGCAAATGGGACGTGAGGTAATTGCAGACAGAGGTATTTGGACTGCAAAGAAAAGATACATTCTCAATGTTCACGATAACGAAGGTGTCAGACTTGCAGAACCCAAACTTAAAATGATGGGTATTGAGACTGCAAAGTCTTCTACACCTAAATGGGTCAGAACCAAACTAACAGAAGCCTTAAAGGTGGTTATGAATGGAACTGAACAAGACCTATGGGAGTTCGTAGAGACTGCACGAAAAGAATTTAGAAACCTTCCACCCGAGGAAGTTGCATTTCCAAGAGGTGTTAAAAACCTCATAACCTATTCAGACCCAACTCACATTTACGGGAAGGGTACACCAATTCATGTTCGAGGTTCACTTCTACACAATCATTTACTGAAATCCAAGAACCTCAACATGAGATATGAAATGATTAAGAACTCAGACAAGATTCGTTTTGCATATCTCACAACACCAAACCCAATCAATGAAAATGTAATTGCATTCTCAAGTTCTTTACCAAGAGAGTTGGACTTACATAGATTCATTGATTATGATATGCAATTTGATAAAGCATTCAATGAACCACTAAAGAATATCGTAAACTTAATTAACTGGAATGTAGAACCAGTTGCAAGTTTAGATTCGTTCTTTGGTTAGGAGACACTATGAAACACATGATACGTTGGATGAAGATTAATGCATTTATTAATCTATATCTCGGAATAATTTTAACATTCGTTTTGATTGCACTGGTAGTGGATATCACACTGGACAGTTATTGGCATTCAAATGACTTCAAAGATTTACTTTTAGGTAAAGATGTGGCACCTACTGATTAGTATAAAGTTTTATGTGTATAGTGTATTGATTGCACATACACTGATAATGTTTTATATGTTCCCAATAATACCAATTGCAATAGGTTATATACTTCTTGCAGCTGCAATAGGTTTTTTTGGTTTGTATATTGCATATGATTACGATAGAACATTTACCCAATACAAGAAAACCCAAAATCCTATGGATTGGGACTTGTTTGACACTAAATACTCTAGGAGTTAGATTCTCAGTTGGAGGTCTAATGAAATTAATCCATAACGGAGTAAACAATGAAAATAGCATATATTGCTATTTTTGTGGGTATATTACTTCCTTCTTGTGCCTCAGTTGGAGCAGTTATTGAAGGTGGTAAAGAGTTTACAACTGGTGTTGTCGATGGTGCAGTTCAAGGAACTCAAACATTGGTAAACGCAGTTGCAGATGATGTAGTCTCAGTTGGAACTTTAGCAGCTAATACTGCAACAGGTGTTGTTAACACTGTAGCAGACGAAGTTGATAGACAGACAGATGAACTACAAGAGGAAGAGAAAACTGAAAAAAAGTAGAGGAGGTCATTCCGACAGTTGTATTACTGGAGGCTATGATGCTCTATTGTTCAGAGTTCCCACAAAAATGTAGAACTAGAAGAGGGGACTAACTAGTCCCTTCTTTTTTATTATAAATAAGAGTAATGGCATATAGTAAACAAGTGATTGAGAGATTCGAAGGTGTTTTAAATTCACCCGAACAATTCTCAGTTGGAAGATTCGACCCTAACGACCCGAATGTGGCAACAGGAATGACGGGAGCTCCCGCATGTGGTGACGTTATGAAACTCCAATTGAAACTAAATCCCGATACCAATGTTATAGAAGACGTAAAGTTTAAAACATATGGTTGTGGAAGTGCAATCGCAAGTTCAACTTTGTTCGTTGATATGTTAAAAGGTTTAACTATAGACGAAGCCAAGGAAATTAAAGATAAGGATATTGCAGACGCATTAGAACTTCCGCCTATAAAACTACACTGTTCAGTGTTAGCAGAAGATTCAATCAGACGTGCAATTCAAAACTGGGAAGAAAAATAATGTATGAGTATAAAGTAACAGTGGTCAAAGTCGTAGATGGAGACACTATTGATGTGGATATCGATTTAGGTTTCGGTATGGTTTACAAAAAACAAAGAGTTAGAATGTTGGGTATCGACACGCCAGAATCTAGAACTAGAGATAAGGTAGAAAAACTATTTGGTAAAGCAAGTAAGAAACACCTTAAAAAATTATTAGAGGAGTGTGAAAGTATATCACTTGTATCACACGACAAAGGTAAATTTGGTAGAATCCTTGGTGATATATTTGCACACCACGTAGAAGGTCACCCAGTATTTGGTCATAAAGTGAATATCAACAAACAAATGATTTTAGATTCACATGCAGTTCCTTACACTGGAGACAGTAAAGACCTAATTGAAGAACAACACTTGGACAATAGACAAAGAGTTATGCACCAAGGTTACGTAACACAAGAGGATATAGACAAAGTATCATGATTATAACGATAATGGATTGTTTCTATATCCTAATGATTGCAGTCATTTTTGGATTTATTATACACTTAGAATCTAAAGTTAATCAACTTGTTTCTATGATGGAAGAACATATCAAAGTTGACCAAAGACTTTGTGAAATTTCAGATAAATTAAATAAAGACTAAAAACCCCCTTTACAATCTTACCCCTACTCTGTATAATAGAGTAATACATTATGGAGAAGTGTTATGTCATTTATTAAAGATTTAGTCAAATCAACTGGTAACGAATATGCAAATATAGTTTCAGACGGTGTGGCTGCTGGAGACGTAGATACATTCGTAGATACGGGTAGTTATGTCTTCAATTCACTTTTGAGTGGTTCACTATATGGTGGACTTCCCTCAAACAAAATCACTGCAATCGCAGGTGAATCTGCAACAGGAAAAACTTACTTTGCCTTGGGTATGGTAAAACAATTCCTTGAAGACCACCCCGATTCTGCAGTTATCTATTTCGAATCTGAATCTGCAATCAGTAAATCAATGATTGAAGATAGAGGAATCGATTCAAAAAGAATGGTTATCGTGCCTGTGGTCACTGTTCAAGAATTCAGAAAACAGGCAATATCCATACTTGATAAGTATCTTGAAACACCCAAGGATAAGAGACCACCTATGATGATGTGTCTTGACTCACTTGGAATGTTATCAACTACTAAAGAAATCGAGGACACTGCAGAGGGTAAAGAAACCCGAGACATGACTCGTGCTCAAGTTGTTAAAGGTGCATTCAGAGTTCTAACACTTAAGTTAGGACGTGCTGGTGTTCCAATGATTGTAACTAATCACACTTATGACGTGATTGGTTCTATGTTCCCTCAGAAAGAAATGGGTGGTGGAAGTGGTCTCAAATATGCAGCCTCTTCAATTATCTATCTTTCAAAGAAAAAAGAGAAGGAAGGAACAGAAGTCGTTGGTAATATCATTCATTGTAAGAATGCAAAATCTAGATTGACTGTAGAGAATAGAGTAGTTGACGTAAGACTATCCTATGACAGTGGACTAGATAGATACTATGGTCTTTTAGACCTTGCACTTGCAAGTGGAATCTTTGAGAAAAGTTCTACTCGTATCAAACTACCAAATGGTAAAACAGAATTTGGTAAAACAATTAACAACAACCCCGAGAAATACTTTACACCCGATGTAATGGAAAGACTCGAAACAGTAGTAGAAGGATACTTTAAATATGGAAACGAGAATAGAACAGACGATACTGAAGAATCTGATTCAGAGTGAAGAGTTTGCACGAAAGTGCGTCCCATTCATTAAGTCCGAGTATTTTGCCGATACTGATGAAAGAACTGTATTCAATGAAATACATGAATACTTTCAGAAGTATATCAAATCCCCAACTGTAGAAGCACTTCTCATAAATCTTGAAAACAATTCTTCTCTTAACGAGAGTATTGCAAAAGGTTCAAAAACTATAGTTGATAAGATTGGTAAAGATAAGGAGACCACACCAAGTGAGTGGTTAGTGGAAGAAACGGAGAAATGGTGTAAAGATAGAGCAATCTATATTGCAGTCATGGATTCGATTGAAGTCATTGACAAGAAATCACAAAGGTCTACTGGTGAAATACCCGAACTATTGAAAGATGCACTTTCCGTGTCCTTTGACACAAACATTGGACATGACGTGTTAGAAGACTCAGATGCAAGATGGGAATTCTATCATACGGAAGAAGAGAAGATTCCGTTTGACTTAGAATACTTCAACAAGATTACCAAAGGTGGATTACCAAACAAAACACTTAACATTGTTCTTGCTGGAACTGGTGTTGGTAAATCATTGTTTATGTGTCACCAAGCTGCTTCATGTCTTATGATGAACAAGAATGTTTTATACATTACTATGGAAATGTCAGAAGAAAGGATTGCAGAGAGAATAGATGCAAACACTATGAATGTTCCTATGAAAGAACTACCCGATTTATCTAAGAAAATGTTTGACAAGAAAGTTGATAAACTGAAAAACAAAACTAAAGGTAAACTTATAGTCAAAGAATATCCAACTGCAACTGCACATGTAGGACACTTCAGACACCTATTACAAGAATTGGATATCAAAAAAGACTTTCAACCCGATATCATATTTGTAGATTATCTGAACATATGTGCTTCACATAGAATCAAGCCAGGAGCTGGTGCAAACTCTTATACACTTGTAAAGAGTATTGCAGAGGAACTCAGAGGTCTTGCAGTGGAGTTTGACGTTCCATTAGTCAGTGCAACACAAACCACAAGAAGTGGATTTGGTTCTACAGATATAGGACTTGAAGATACTTCAGAGTCCTTTGGATTGCCTGCAACTGCAGACTTAATGTTTGCATTGATTACCAGTGACGAACTAGAAGAACTAGACCAACTCGTAGTGAAACAGTTAAAGAACAGATACAATGACCCTACAATCTTCAAAAGATTTGTAATCGGTATTGATAGAAGTAGAATGAAACTCTATGATTGTGAACAAGAAGCTCAAGAAGAGTTATTTGAGAATACTGAGAGTTATAATGACGATACTCCAGTGTTTGATAGAGGAAGGAATGATGGACAGAAGAGAGATTTTAACGACTTCACATAGAAACCCCCTTTACAGACCACCTAAATAATGTTATACTAGATGGTTCTATGAAGAAAGTGATAAAAAGTTCAGAGGTTATAACAAAGATAACCGAAAAAATTGAACTCAAGAAACAATTGAGAGATGCACGTGCATCTAAAGACACTAAAGAAATCGATAAAATATCTAAAAAAATTGCAAAAATAGAGACTAAACTGTCTTCCTCACCCCTTGCAAAATCCTAAATAATAACATAGATTACATACACGATAGTTAATCACGGAGAATTTATGTCAAGAGAAACAGCAAAAGCTAACCTAGAAACACAAATTGAAACTTTGAATAGTTCCAAAAATTGGTACAAAGGGGTCAGTGGTACTTATAAAGTACTTGCACAACCTAATTCAAGTGACATGGCAACTGATTATCAAGGTGAGACCTCTGATTGGACTGGTACAGGTAGAACTGGTTGGTTAACTGCATGGAAAACTGCAAATTCTTCAGTAACTAAAGACGATTCACATAGTTTTCCCGACAATTCAGACGATTGGTCACATGCAGATTACGAACAACATTTCTTCAGAAGACATGAAGATATGGGTTCAGACCATACCGATTCTGATAAAGTAGTAACAGACATAGTTGCAAATATCACCACTCTTCAAACAGACTTAGACGGAATCAATGCCTCTATAGCTGCTGGTGAAGCAGACCTAGGGTAATTAATTTCCATAAATAGTAGTAATACCACCAAGATTGTGGTATAATTACTATTATGGGTGCAAAAAATCTACATTTAGAACATTTAGAAGACGAGATTATCAATCAAGGTATTGATGGTGGTCGTGGTGCTATAAACTTCTTACAGGGTCTTAGAGACATGTTGAAGGGTAATAGTAATTCAAGTGTTAATATGACTGTTAAGTGGGACGGAGCTCCTGCTATCTTTTGTGGTAAACACCCCGAAACAAATCAATTCTTTGTTGCAAAGAAATCTCTCTTTAATAAAGAACCCAAATTTTACACTTCAGAATCAGAAATTAAAAACTCAGACCTTTCGGGTCAGTTACAAGAAAAGTTTTTAACCTCATTTCAGTGTCTATCCAAACTATCTTGGAATACAATCATGCAAGGTGATTTAATGTACACCAACGATAAAAAAATGCAGAAGATAGACGGAAAATCTTTTGTTACATTCCAACCTAATACAATCATGTATGCAGTCAATATAGAATCAGACTTAGGTAAAAAGATTGCAAACTCTAAAATGGGAATCGTATTTCACACTACCTATAGTGGTGGAACTATAGAAGACCTATCTGCAAGTTTTGGTGCAAACATATCCAAACTAGGAAACAATTCAGACGTATGGATTGACGATGCAACATATAAAGATGTCAGTGGTAAAGGTTCAATGACTGCAAAAGAAACACTTGCACTTACACAAGAACTATCCAAAACAGGTAAAGCCTTCCACGGAATCAAAAGAAAGGATTTAGATAAGTTCCAAAAAATACAGGAAGAGATAGGTAGAAAAGGTGCTGGTGCATCATACAAAACATATTGTAATACACTTATCAGAGGTGGTTCATACAAACCAACCTATGACGGATACATGAAACACTTTGAGAACTATTGGAGAGACAAAGTAGTTGGTAAAGTCAAAACAGAAAAAACAAAACAAATTAAAACAGAGATTGGTGAACAACTTTATAACGAACTCAGAAGTTTAAAGAAAATGATAACCAATCTTACTTCATTCATGGGACACTTGGTTGTTGCAAAACAAATGATTATAGAATCCCTAAATAGAGTAAAGAGTATCGGAACTTTTAAAAAGACTGCAACAGGTTTCGAGGTAGTTAACCCCGAAGGTTATGTTGCAATTGATAGAACAGGTAGTGCAGTTAAACTCGTAGATAGAATGGAATTTGCATTCAATAACTTCACTGCACAAAAATCTTGGGATAAGTAATGAAATCATTTAATAAATTTCTCACAGAAGCTAAGAACAAAGGTGCAGTATTTACCTTTGGACGTTTCAATCCACCTACAACAGGTCATGGAAAGTTAGTAGACAAACTCAAAAAAGAATCAAAAGGTGATGACGTTTTGTTATTCACTTCACACTCAAATGATAAGGTTAAAAATCCACTATCACACCGAGACAAAATCAAATATCTTAAAAACTTCTTTGGGAAGATTGTTGCAGATGTAAATGCAAGAACAGTATTTGAGATTGCAACAGAATTACATAAAAAGAAATACACTAGAATCAAAATGGTTGTAGGTTCAGATAGAGTTGGTGAATTTACTACACTTCTAAACAAATACAATGGTGTTAAAGCACGTCATGGATTCTATAAATTCGAAGAGATTAATATAGTATCTGCTGGAGAGAGAGACCCCGATGCAGATGATGTCAGTGGAATGTCTGCAAGTAAACTCAGAGGATATGCAGAGAAGGGTGACTTTGATAATTTCAAACTAGGTGTTCCAACTAAGAACAAAGGATTGATTCAGAAACTTTATAACGATATCCGTAAAGGAATGGGTATTGCAGAAGGAACACTACCACACTACATGGTTGAAGATTTAGTTAAAGAAGGAGTCTATGACCCAGGCACCTTTAAAGCGGTGTTCCTAAGCGGTGGGCCAGGCAGTGGTAAATCTGCAGTTGTAAAGAAATTAGCTTTGACTGCACTTGGTTTAAAAATGGTCAACACTGATAAAGCATTTGAGAACGGACTAAAGAAAGCAGGAATGTCACTTGACCTTAGAGGTGCAGACTTTAGTAAAGTAGACCCTATCCGTGCAAAAGCAAAAAGTATTACAGGTAAAAACTTAGATGCATATATCGAAGGAAGACTGGGTCTTATCTTTGACACTACAAGTGCAAAGTCGGGTAAGATTAAGAACTACAAAAAAATGTTAGACACATTAGGATACGAATACAAAATGGTATTTGTTAATGCAAGTTTAGACAATGCACAAAAAAGAAATGACTTAAGGTCTAGAAAATTACCATCTGAGATTGTAAAGAAAGATTGGGACGCTGCACAAAAGAATGCAAAGGAATATAAATCAATTTTTGGTAGAGACTTTGTAGAGATTAAGAATGATGATGACCTTGCAAGTCTTGATAAAAAGGCAAATTCACTATACAGTAAACTGTTAGGTTGGTCTACTTCATTCCCTAAAAACAAAATTGCAATGAAATGGAAATCTTACGAATTGCTGAAGAAGGATACTACTGGTTATTCATCTATAAGAAGTAAAGATGCAGTGAAAAAACCACCAACAGAAAAACCAAGTCCATTTGGGTCAAACTTAAAAACATTCAAAAGTAGAAAGACTGGTAAGAAGACAGTCATTGGAAAGATATAAATAGTATTATGTTAGAAGAACTTAGAGAAAAATTACGTAAGACCCAACAAGACAAAGAAGTTGAAGGCAAGAAAGGTTCTCAACCTAAGAAGTATTATGCTAAAGACGCAGACGGAGACGAAATGTCTAAGTCTACAAAAGATAAACGTGCATCACACTTTGATAAAAACAAAGATAAAGAAGGTGAGGACGCATTCAAACCAGCACCTGGCGATTCACAAGCAGATACAAAACCTTCACAACACACTAAGAAGTATAAGAAAATGTTCGGAGAGAATGCAGACAAATCTCTAGAGAAGAAAGCAGAAAAAAGTGGAATGCCTGTA